GCCAAAATATCGACCGGGGCAACGGTGCCTGTAGAGGCAAACGCGACAGGCGCCTACGCCGTTGCCCCGCGTTCAAGTTTAAGGGTAGGGGTAAATCCGGCGCCGCCGTCAATGGTGTGCGTCGCATTCGCCACAAGCCTGGCCGTGCCATCGATTTTGGGCTTGATGCGCGCGACATTCGCCGTCTGACCAGGATAAAGATCGGCACGACCTAGTGCGGACTTGAACGTGCTCGTGTCGGTACTCCCATAGCAAGACCCCTGCTGTGCCATCTGCCCTAACTGCTACTCGGCTGAGGGCGTGTTCTCGCCGCCACGTTCAAGCTCCAGTGATGTGACGAAGCCTCCGCTTCCGTCGACGGTGTGAGTGGCCTTGGCCACCAACCAGTCGGTGCCATCAATCTCTGGCTTGAAGCCGCTGACTGTCACGGTTTGCTCGGGGTAGATATCCGCGCGGCCAACGGCCAGCCGGTAGCTCAGCTGCGCGGTGCCCCGATCCAGCCGCTTGAACTCCGCCTCTGCGTGCTGCCGGGCTTCCTGCGCGGTGGCGTAAGTCGCTTGCAGCTTCTTCTCGTTGTCGGACGTGCCCACCAGCACGCCCGTCCGCCGTGCTGCGCGCCGGTCACCCCAATAGGCACGCACGCCGGTGAATTTCTCGCGGTCAGCGACGCTGTAGCGGTGCTGGTCACCGGATGCTCGCGTGATGCGCACGCCGGGCAGCGGTTGGCCGCCGGCCGTAGTGCCTGCACCGATGGGCGCAAAAATCAGCGTTCCCGCCTTGACAGTGGCCACGGCATCGAAGCGCTTGCCGAGTCGCGTCAGCAGATTGATATCGCTCTCGTTGGCTTGATCGAGGTGAGAAATGGCCACGCTGGCCAGATCCGCGGCAACTGACGCACGCAGCGAATGCTCACCAGCGATGGCGCCAAGAATGTCGCCCAGGGTGGTGTCGTGCCAGCTGCGTTCGCGCCGGCGGCGAACCGCTCCGGTCGGGTCGGCCGAACGCCCCCGAATCGTGATGATGTGGGGGGAGCCGCTGTGTTCTACGTCGTCCACCTTGAAGGTGCCCTTGTCGAACAGCCCGCTACCCTCATAGCCAATGGCCACCTGCAGGGTGACCCCACGGCGCGGCAGCGCCAGCATGCCGTCATGGTCATGCACCCGAAGATCCACCTGGTCGGCTTCATCGCCACGGCTCTCGGTCAGGGACAGATCCAGCAGGCGGGGCGCCAGCCGGTCGGTCAGATCCTTGCCGTCCAGCACCACCCGCCAAGCGGGGA